GAAAAACGTGGAGCCCTCATTAAAATTTAAAAAGAGTGGCAAGAAAATTTCTTCATGCAAACTGTATAAGTGGGGTGCGAAGTTTATAGAAAGCTTTCGTAGTATTTTAAATGCATGACCCTTGTTACGGTGGTGTGACTATATGAATTGTGCGATAGCACCGACCGTAGCGCCAATACGTTTAGCGACTTTGGCTGCTTCGACAACAAATTGGTATGGTTGTGCAGCAACAGGCATTGCGGTGGGCATTTTGTCAGCGGTGATTGCTGCAGCCTGTAGTTGTGGCATTGATTTGGTAGAAGTAAGAGTAGCTCGTTCAAATGGTGAACCTTGCTGTAATTGATACTCAACACAGACAACAGATTCAATTCGAAAAGTGAAACCAGACTGTGCATTAGCAATTTGAACGAGAGTAGAAGACCAATCATTATCATATGCTAAAATACCACCATTATTGAGGTATGTTGTGATCGTAGGTGTGGTAGCAACTGCGGAAAAGGTATTGTAATGAGTACTGTTAAAAGTTTGTGAAGTGCCTGTAATTAACCAATAGAGAGGCATATTGTGGACATCCACCCATCGATATACTGATGGATCTAGGCCACCATGCTTAGGAGCAATGTATACACCAGACTCTAATCTTGTTGTAACTGTTGATAGTTGCATAGTATTGGTGCTAATATTAAATTGAGCAGGAACAGTGTTGACGCGATTCGCGGCGTAACTAGGTTGTGTGTATCCAGATGGACCTGAAGAGTTGTAGTTACCGAAACCGGCGTCTGGTATAGTGATAGCGACAGGGTTAAGTGTTTGTTCGCCGTCATTAGTTGTGATATTGACATCGGAAGAAGTGAAAGTGCCAGAACAATTTGATGCAGCACCAGTGTAATAAAATTTATGCGCCATGGTGATGAAGCGCGCTTTAGTGGCACCATATGGATTTGCGGGATTAGTGATGGTGCCGGCAGTACTGTTGACTGGAGCGTTATTCAGCCAGGTGCTAATTGGTTGATTTGCAAATTCGCTAGGAAAAGATAATGGTGACCATCCAGTAGGATCGTTAATAGTGTAGCAGGAAGAACCTACGGTGCCGGCGTTAGCGAATATTGGTACAGTACCGTTGCCGTCAGTAAATTTAAGAGAGTTAAGAGTATCTGTTTTGTACCACAGAGAATTAGGTATTGTGGGAGTGGCTAGAACAGCGAAATTACAAGAGGCAGTGATGGTGATGTCAGTGAAGTAGCGGTAATCAACAACAAATTTGCGAATGTTAGAGCCGTCAGGTATGCCAGTACCACCCATGGTGCCAAAAGGAGCTAGTCGACAGTTGATGTAATGAAGATCTAAATTGATATTCTTAGGTGGTTTTGTAGATTTCGCGAGAGTGCCAACGACGTTCGCTGTGCGGCGTAGAGGACCAGCACCTGTTGATAAATTTGGGGTATTGAGTGCAGATGTTCGATTTGACTGACGTTTAGGAGGGTTGTAAGCTTTTTGAGGAGTTCTAGGTGTGTACGACAACATTGGACGTGGAGTGCGTGAACGAGGCGTATTTGGTGTAACCTGTTTCTTGTTTGTGAGTTTGAGTGAAGAAAGTTTTGTGGCGACTTCATTTAGCAATTTGTTAGTTTTGCCTGATGGTTTGTAACCTTTAGGGGTGGACATAGTAAATAGTAAAATAAAATTAAACATAAAATAATAATTAAGAAAATAGTGTAGGTAGAAGAGCTAAGATGTGAATTAAGATTAATTATTAACGGGGAGAGAAATTTGCAAAATTTCTTTCAAATTTTCTTCAGAAAGTGAGGGTACTGTGTTGTTGAGGAAACTGTGCATCAATATGACTTTTTCTGGTGTGATGATTTGGCTGTAATGGATAGAAGTCATCAATGCTAGAGTACGTAATTCACTTTCGTTCCTCACTAACAGTGCACATGATTTAGTTGACATTTTTGCTTCATTAAAATGCTTGGTTGATGTGTATACATTGTCTAGGAATTTGAAAGTGCGTCGAACAATGTCTGGCCCAACGGTGGTGCCTGAAATCAAAAATGAAGCGAATTCGCCGATTTCGGAACAATGTTGTTTGAGTTCCTGGGTCGTGGTTAGGAGATATTCTTTACCTTCGGCGGTCGTTCGAATTGATCGCGCACGGATGGAACTGTCGTCGCCTTTAATGAGGATGAGTGTGATGTTTTCGAAGCGAAAAATGTGAAACATTGTGCCTAAATTGCAGTATGAGTTCTCAATCAAAGTAAAAGGATTGCCAGAGATCTGTTTTTGTTGACCTGTGAGTATACTATTAGCGGTTTTAGGTCTTTGATAGATCATCGTCCAGTTGGTACGAAAGTGTAAGAAGAAATCATTCGTGTATTCAGGGATGCCTATGTATTTTAGAAGTTTATGAGTGACAAGGGCATAGGGTTCATGAAATTTTGAATCCCATTCTGAAAAGTCATTGTCAAAGAATTGGTTGTTTGATTTGTCGTCAACAAGATGAGCACGAATCTGATCACATGTTTCTTCATCAGAACCTAAGGTGGCTAAAACGATAGGTCGCTTGTTCTGCT